TTCGGATATCGACGTCAGAGAAGGCGCAGTCACTTACGATATGTTATCGAAGTCTGCGATTGAGTTCGGATTAGCTTATCCGGAATTAGATAACGTTCTTACATTCGGATTCTTATCGGAAGACACGCCTTCGGAGTTTGTTGATTTACGAGCTGGCGAAATGGGGCTTACACGAAAGCCTGCGGTAAATGCGACTGGCCAAGTTAAGTTTAGCGGAGTTAACGGAACTGTTATTCCGATAGGCACACGAATTAATACGGATAACGAAGTATATTTTTCGACTACACAAGCGGGCACAATTTCCGGTGGGACTGTTACCGTAAATGCGACTGCAGAGGTCGGAGGAGTTAGCGGAAATGTCGTTGCAGGCGAAATAAATACAGTTCCCGCCGAATTATCGAGTTTGTTATCAGTAACGAATGATCTGCCGTTTAGTGGCGGATTTGACGAAGAATCGGACGAAAGTCTAATCGCTCGATACTACGAAAAAGTACAAAAGCCGGCGACAAGCGGAAATGCGTTTCAATATCAACAATGGGCGAAGTCGGTCGCAGGCATAGGTGACGCTAAAGTTTATCCGTTATGGAACGGTAACGGCACGGTTAAAGTCGTATTGCTCGACGTAAACAAGCGAGCGCCAAACTCGACAATCGTTACGAATGCAACGAATTATATTAACGGTGAACGCCCAATCGGGGCAACTGTTACGGTTGTTGGCGCGGCTGAGGTTCAAATAGCGGTTAGTGCTACGTTAACATTAGTTCCCGGCGCATCGTTAGCTACTGCTACGTCTAAATTTACGAGTGCGTTTACGGATTATTTAAAATCGATTGCATTCGTAGACCCGACAGTAAGATATTCGAAAATTTCTTCGGTATTAATCGGCATACCGGAAGTTTTAGACTACGCGAACTTAAAAATAAATGGCGGGACAGTAAACATATCGATAAGTGACAGTAACGTTGCGGTTCCTGGGACGGTGACATTATCGTGAAGTTTATAGGAACAGATATCGAACGCAATATCGAAACGGATTTATACAGTTATCTTCCGCAAGAGTACGTAGATTATCGAGAGTCTCGCGCAATCATCAAAGCGGAAGCTTCCGAGTTTGAAGCGCTAAACAGTGCGATATCGGACGTTCTTGACCAGTTCTTTATCGATACTGCTACGTGGGGGCTTGCGAATTGGGAAGTGATGAGCGGAATTATCGTTAATGAATCGAAGCCAATCGAAGAAAGACGTTCGCTAATCAAAGCGAAACGAAGAGGTACCGGCGCCGTAACTCCTGCGCTTATACAGAACGTTATCGATTCGTATTCAGGCGGAGCTGTTCAAGTAACGGAAGATATGGCGAATTATACGATCAAAATTAAATTCGTAAGTAACCTCGGAGTGCCTACGAATATGCCGGATATCCAGTCGGTCGTTCGCGACATAATGCCGGCACATTTAGCGATAACTTACGAGTACAAATATCCGTTATGGAGCGATTGGAACACAGCTAATAAAACGTGGACTGATATAAATACGGCGAATAAAACGTGGACTCAGTACGAGTCAGGAATTTAAGCGAGAGGAGACGATTAGATGCCGACAAATACATCAATATTTAGTATTCCGAAGCCGTTATCATCGGAAGCATTCAACCTTACTAATTTTAATGCGATATTAGATGCGATTGAAACAGGAGTGTCAGGCCGAGTACAAATGGCGAAAACTACCGATGACACTGGCGGAGTAAAAATTAACGCATCACTTACTACTGACGATATTTTAGCGCTTCTTTTAGCGCAAGGCAAAGGTGTTCATACGTTTTATAATATTTCAGGAGCAGTAAATAATCCGGCAACTGGCGCAAGTATTCGAGGATTCTCACATTTTACTTCGTCTAATACCGGATGGGTTTACGCTTCAGATACGAACAATAACATATATACGAATTATTGCGATTTAGGGACCTGGAAAGGTTGGCGGAAAATAATAAGCGATACAACTACTGCATGGACTAACTTAACGCTTCAAAATAGTTGGGTGCATAGCGGAGGTACTTACCCGAACGCGAGTTATCGTTTAAACGCGCTAGGTGAAGTAGAATTACGAGGCGCTATAAAAAGCGGAATAACAACATCTGGTACAACTATTGCAACTCTTCCAGCAGGCTTTAGACCAACACATGATCGTAACTATGTTGTGTATTCAACTGACGGAACAAATTATATTCTCGGAACAATTCAAATAACTTCAGCAGGTGCTATACGACTTTTTAGCGGTGGAAATGTAATTCTTTCTTTGGATAGTATACCACCAATCGCAACAACGTAAGGAGGCACCAAATGAACCGAGTATACAGACTAGACGCAGAAGGCTTTTATTTAGAGGATGTTATCCTTGAATACGGCGCAAGTATTCCGAGTGATTGCATAGAAATGCCCGAACCAAAAGGGTTTTATAAAATCAAATATGATCGCGTAAAAAAGGTATGGGTTGAAGGTTTAACGCAATCTGAAATCGATGAACTACGCAATCAACCGACACCTAAAACTGAGGCAGAGCTTATAGAAGAAAGATTATCTTTATCAGAAGAAGCAATCGACTTTCTACTAATGAACGGAGGACTATAATTGATGGCAGGATATTTAGCGATGCGTATAGAGCTTGGAAAATTAGATTACACGGCGGTAGTAACGAAATACCCGCAGTTCAAGTCGGAAATCGACGAAATATTAATTAACGACGGTATGCACGAAATGATCGTAGAGCAGGCGTAATCTTTTATGTCAACCGGAAAAGGAGGACGGAGGGATGGAACCATCAGTGGGCGAACTTAACGACAAGATAGCGGATATTCGCGAATGGCTAGTGCGCATAGATACGAAAGTTGACTATTTAAACGAAGTTAAACGGACGGCAGAAGAAGCGGACTCCAAAGCGGACGAAGCGTTAGCACTATCGAAAGCGAACAAGGAAGCAATCGTCGAAATAAAGGCGAATGATAAATGGAAATGGAGCGCAATTCTTACGATACTCGGAATTATGGTATCGGTAGGGATTGCGTATTTTAGTTAAACGAAAATTAAACGGAGGCGATTCGAATGAAAATTCCAGCACGATTTAAAAACGTAGGTTTGTGGGTGTCGGTAGCTTCATCGTTATTAATTATTGCGCAAGCGTTCGGCGTTGATATTAGTCCGGACAAATATAACGACGTAGTGAATTCGGTATTATCGTTGCTAGTCGTACTTGGGCTTTTAAATAATCCGACAACGGATAATAAATTTTACGGAGATGATAAACATGAGTAACTTATGGCGCGAAGATTTCGTAAAAGTTAACAAGTTTACTAGACCCGGAATTAAATTAAGCGGAGTTAAGAAAGTCGTCCTTCACTGGACGGCTAATCCTGGCGGAACTGCTTCTAATCATCAGCGCTATTTCAACGGAACGGCTATTACGAGCAAAACGTACGCATCTGCGCATATTTTCGTAGATTCGAAGGAAGCGGTCGTAATTATTCCGTTAAACGAAATGGCGTACCATGCGAACGATGTTTACGAAAGAAATAGTGCCGGAGGAGGTTATCGCGGAGTTCCTGCGATTAGCCCGAACGCTAACAAGTATTCTATCGGCGTTGAAATGTGCGTTGAGAAAGACGGAACAATCTCGGACGCTACTGTTGAAAGGTCCGTTCAAGTAATCGCGGAACTTTGCAAAACGTACGGACTTACGGAAAAAGATATCGTTAGACATTACGACGTTACGCATAAGCCATGTCCGAAGCCTTTTATCGATCATCCGGAAAAATTTGCGGATTTCAAAGCGAAAGTAGGCGCGATTCTTAATCCGCCAAAGCCTGCGGAAGCTAAGCCTGCGCCGCCTAAAACGGAAACTAAACCGCCAGTTAAAGCGCCTGCTCCGAAAATGGATACGGTTAAATTAAATTCAAGAGGTAGCGCGGTTAAAACGTTGCAAGCGAAAGTCGGCGTTAAACCGGACGGCATCTTCGGACCGAATACGCTAGCATCCGTTGAGAAATTTCAGAAGGCTAACGGATTAGTTGAGGATGGTATCGTAGGTCCGAAAACGTGGGCGAAATTATTAGCGTAATAATCGGAAAGAAGTGGGCGTCCAATACGGGCGCCTTTTATTTATGGAGGTGAACGAATGGCTAGCGATTTTCAGCAGATTAACGATTATAATTTTAATATAGACTCCTTCGTTCAAGGCAATAACGGAGCTGTCCTTCGATTCAATGTTCGTCGTAAAGGAAATATCGTTCCTATCGACAACGCTACGGTAAACGTTGCGATTAAACGCGGAAACGATTTGTTTACAAAAAACGCAACGATCGTATCTGCGACAAGCGGTATTTGCGAAGTTAAACTTACTAGGGCGGATTTAGAGACTGCTGGAACTTATTACTTACAACCAACGATTATATTTCCGGATGATGACGAGTTTTCCGGAGATGTTCAAAAATTCGTTGTATCCGGCAAGTTAACTGGAGCACCGACAAATCCAGGGAACGGCGGAACTAATCCGGTATTTACTGTAAGAGATAGCGCAATAAACGGTAATATTATCGTTAACGGTGGCGAGATGGTCGTCTATGACGATGCAGGCAAAGTAGATAAAGTTACGGGGAAAGGATTATCGACGAACGACTACGATAATATCGAAAAAGCGGAAGTTGCTAAGGTTAAAGGTAAGGCGGACAAATCGTATGTCGACGACGGACTGCTAACGAAAGTCGATAAAGTTGCAGGAAAAGGTCTGTCGACTAACGATTATGACAACGCAGAGAAAGCCGAGGTTACTAAAGTAAAAGATAAAGCTAATCAAACGGACTTAACTGCTCTTGACAATAAAGTCGGAGTTTTATCTAATTTAACGACAACGGATAAAACTAGTTTAGTTAACGCCGTAAATAGTACTGCGGCACAGTTAGCGGATAATGCAACACTTCAGGTTCTCGTTGAATCGTACAAACGACTAGCGGTAGAAATTACAGACTCTGGGAGAATACAACGCGCTTTGAATGATTCCGTTGGAAAAACAACTGTGTTTAGCCCTATTCAATACCTTGTTTCCGAAGTGATAAGCGTTCCAAATAACGTAAATATGTTATTTCAGCAAGGATGTTTAATAAAGGCGACTTCTGCTATTACAGCTATTTTCCAAACCTCTTTGACTCAACAAATGCGAAATAATTATATTATTGGTGGGACAATAGATTGTAACGGACTTGCTAATATCGGAATCGATTTGCGTAACTTTGCCCATGTCAGCGTTTCTAACATGATCATTCAAAACTTCCAAGAAGTTGGATTAAAACTTGGCGATATTGCAGCCAGCGGAACGTCATTCGAAGGAATGATTTTCAATGTTAAATCAACAAGGACAGGTGGAGTTGGCCAGCTTCCTGTTTCATCAAAAAGCCTTTGGATAACAAACGGGAGTGACCATAAACTCCTTAATTGTATTTTTGGAGGGGCTGAAACAGGTATCCGTAATGATGGAAGCGGCAACCATTTTACAAATGTTCATTGTTGGAATTGGGTAGGAGCTGGTCAAGGTGGAACAGGATGGATGAAAATAGCATTTGATGATAATGGTGCACACAGTATCTACACAAGTTGTTACGCTGATACTGTCCAACAATACGGGTTTAGAGTTAGAGGGAATCAACCTGTCCAAATTATTGGTTGTCGTGTATATAACAATAGCGTTGATGGAGTGGATAACGACGGCACTGATGCTCTTTCAAAATCGTATAATGCGGTTTATTTTGATAACACCACACCAACGGCAAATATTATCGGATTGCAAGTATTAGGGGAAAATGCGACCCATCGAATTTACAAAGATATTGGTATTGTTTCTGGCGGCGATTTAGGCAACGTAACAATTATTGGGGTGCGTACTACAAACGTTATCAATATAGCGGGAGGTAGGGCTAGAATTGGAAACGTTGATTCATTAAGAGCATTTGGTTATGTATTTACTGACGGAAATGCAGGGAATGAATTCCGTTCATTATATGTTGGAACTAACGGTAAATATCGTTGGAAAGCTGGTTCTGACACAAGTACTGAAGACGGAACAGGAGCAGGAACAAATTTCGAAATAACTGCATTTGCTGACGATGGTACAACTAAAACACAAGTAATGAAAATTGATCGCAAATCAAAAACTCCTATGTTTCCAAATTTATCAACAGCAGCTAATGATGGAGCAGCAGCAACGGCAGGTGTTCCTGTTAATGGACTGTATAAAGATTCAACAGGTGTTATTAGAATTAGACTCGCTTAAAAGGAAAGGATAGCGAGTTACAAGATCAATTTGTATCTAGACGGTGTAATACTAAGAAATTATTTTCGCTGGAATCCCGGCAACAACTGCATTATCTGGCACATCTTTAGTTACAACAGAGTTAGCGCCAATGGAAACATTATTTCCGATATGTATATTTCCAATGATTTTTGCGCCTGCACCGATACTTACATTATCACCAATAACAGGCACACCGGAACCTAAAGTTTTTGAATGACTCCACCCAATTGTAACTTGATGACGAATTCTAGCATTTTTACCAATTACCACATCCCTGTGTATAATGATTCCGTTAGGGTGTTCTAACCTTAAACCGTATCCTATTTTAGTTGTCGGAAGGATTTCCGAAGAACAAACAACCCGGATAACAATAAAAGCTATAATATTATATACCAAAATACACATTTGTCTTATGATTGGGAATTTAATTTTGTTTTGGATAAAGTTACCCACTCTTAACGTGGTTATCACTATCTTACTGAATTTACCGTTTGCTTTTATTTCATTAATAAAAGAAGACATCCATTTCACTCCATTAAATTTTAATTAGATTTTTATTAAATTTTTATATATAAATAATAGCACGGAAATAGCGGTTGTATATAGGAATTATTCACAGTAAGAAGCTGTTTGCATAGGAAACTTATGCGCAACAAACTACGCCCTGCTCTTCGGAAGCGGGGCGCTATTTTTCTTTCTTCGAAATGTCCGGAACGCTAATCGCAGACTCTCGCACAACACCGTTCTCAATCCGCAACGCAATCGTCCCCAACCAACGGTCCATATTCGGTACCATCTCAACGCCCTCCAACTTGCACGAAAAGTATCGGATATGAACGGATTCGCGCGTATCCTTTACGATAACCGAGCACGCTAGTAAATTCCCCAAGCGTTTTACGACGTCTTCCCGTTTCATTCCGACAATCTCGCGTTTTATAAATGATTCGTAATACTTTTTTAGCGGAAACATTTCGCGCAACTCCTTCCGTTATTTTCGATTATTTTACCATACTAGGCGCTAAAAAGGATATAATTGCAGGGTGGCGAATATTATAGAACAACGAAGCAAAACGGAGGGATTATCGATGGGATTTTTTAAAGACTTAACGAAGCGCCGAGTGGTGTTAGATATATTAGCAGGCGGAAACATTTTGACGGATAAACCGTTAGGAGTTCCGATTAAAACGGCAACAATGATCGAAACGGATAATCACGGAGAAGTTATCGTTCAGATTCCGTTTGGTCCGAAGAAGGTATTTAAAGTTGACGGTATCGAATGGGAAGAAAGCGGAAGACGTAGCGGAGGCAAAGCGGCAGGCGGGGCGATTATCGGAACGTTAGTAGCAGGACCAATCGGAACCATAGCGGGTGCAGCAATAGGCGGACGCAGAAAAGACACTTCGAAGGCCTACGTTTACCTTATCGACGAGAACGAAGTGGAGCACGAACTTCATATCCGTTGTGACGAAAAGAAATATCGAGAAATTAACGCATTTATGTAGGCGCCTAGCTTGGCGCTTTTTATTATGAAATCCGTAAGGGGCGCAAAAAGAAACCCGCCGAGAAATCAGCGGGCTAAAGGGCGTTCTGCAGTTCTTGCCAATGGCGTCCGTACATTCGCGCATGGCGTTTCGTTAAGAAGCTATTATCGTAAGGCTTCGGACAAGGGGGCGCCATTTGAACGAGGAATGCGTGCGCCGGGGAGCCGTTAACACGCAAGATATTAATTGCCGTATGCTTCGGAATTTGCATCGCAGCTTCTACCGTGAATGTAGGCGCTAGTCTTTCGCTAGCTAACTCGAACGTACGCTTATGATCGTTAGCGAAAAGGAACTGA